CTCTTGATTGAATTGATAATTCCTTTAAATTAAATCTATTCTGTTGTAAAAGATCTTCATAATTATGCTTTTCTTCGGTTATCTGGTATTTAACCAATTCTAATTCTTTTAATTTTTTACTTATTGTATCAATAATATTCTGTTGATATTTTATAGTATCATTTAATTCTTCTACTTTCGCATCACATTTTTCTTCTTCTTCACTTTTAACGAAAAATCGCGTTGAATATCTAATGGAACCATTCTTATTTCTTTTACAACAGGGAACTTGCCAAGTTCTATGTCCTTTTTTAAGTATTACACAATCATTCCCCATACTTATAAATTCCCCTCCTGGATAAAAAGATTCTTCTTCTTCTTTCTTTTTTAAGGTAATATATTTTACAGAACAACCTTTCATAAAATCAAAGGGTAAAACTACTTCTTCATATCCATCTAATTCTTTTCTTATAATTGATACATCTTTTATCATTGTATTTAATATTAATATTAATTAGATAGTTTTAAATTTAAGTAATTTATTTAATAAAGGTGGTATATTACTCATAAGTTTTCGTCGCTACCCGATACCCGATATCCGATTATTCTGATTGTTTCTTTTTTATATATAAAGCGCCGCCCTTAACCGCGCCCACCAACCCCACCAACCCCAAAATAACAATATAATTGCATCAATCGATAAATTTGAATTACTCGTAGCAGTATGTTGTGGATTCTCAGTTGATCCTGTTGATCCTGTTGATCCTGTTGATCCTGTTGATCCTGTTGATCCAGGCACCGATGCTGGTACAGATGCTGGTACAGATGCTGGTACAGATGCTGGTACAGATTCCGGCGCACATTCACTATGAGGACATGGCGAAGAATGATGATTTGTAAATTCACAATTTCGACCATTACCAGAAGGTGATGTTGTAATTGTATATATTTTTTCGCAATTATCAGCATTTAAATTACATTCACCCCATCCCCCTACACAATCTATAGGATCTGGTGGTTCAGTTACCGATACTGGTACAGATTTAGGTGCACATTCACTAGGACATGGCGAAGATTGACGATTTGTAAATTCACAATATCGACCATTACCAGAAGGTGGTCTTGTAATTGTATATATTTTTTCGCAATTATTTGCATCATTTAATTTACATTTACCCCATTCCCCTATGCAGGGTTTATTTAAAGGACATCCATTGGTCCCAGGTTTACAATTTCTTTTTTCTTCATCGTTATAAGGACACGGGGAGCCTGTTGAATTACTTTGTATAGAGATATTATATGTTTGATCGCATTCTTTAGTATCATAATGAAATTCGCATCTAGACCATTCTCCTACACAATCTATAGGATATGGTGGAGGACTACAATTGGGTTTTTCTCCGCCATATTTACATCCTATACAGTTACTATCTCCATATTGATAATTGCATTGATCGCAATCGGGTGAATTGGTTCTATCGGAATAACCGCCTGTACATTCACAATCACAATTAGGGGTGCATGCCCCTTGAGATGGTATTGCGCGATTCCCGTTATTTCCAGTACAATCACTTGATTCGCATAGTCTTTCCCCGTCTGGGCAAGGAATTCTACATTCTTCTCGACCTTCGGCGGTAGTACCCTCTTTATATATATAATTAAATCTTCCTCCTTCTTCATCTATATAACATTCAAAATTATTCACATCACACGGTGTAGTGTTACAATCTGGGAGATTACTTTCTTCATCGGGTCGGAGTCCTTCATAATTATTTTTCATTAGATATATAAAATATATTACAGACAATATTAGTAAAGATTTTATCTCTAATTTTATGAATAATAATATTGATAATATAATTATAAAATTATTCATCATTTATATAATTTAATAATATATAAAAGTATTGATTAAGTTTTTATAGGCGAAGGATAACATTGAATATAAATATGATCATTTTCATCTTTCAAATAAGTAAAATCTTGAAATAAAGCAATTGGGTTATTTTCACCCTTTTCACTTAATTCCATAATATTGGGGTGACCGTATGTATTAGGAGAAACCCTGTAGTAAATTGGCGGGATAGTTCCTGGATAGTTGGAATTGACACCGCCAATATCATGATATTGTTTCAAGCAACCCGGACCGGTGTTAAAATCTCCGTAATAATTATTCACAGGGAATCCATATTTATCATGTAATATATTATAGTTACTTGGTCCAACCTTAATTTCTTTACACGAATAAGGTGATGCCGGAGTAGAGTCGCATTCTTGATAGCACATATTATATTGTACGTAATTTCTAAAGTATGGATTTCCTGGTTCACCTATGTTCCTTGTACCTAATATATCTTTATATATATCTTCATATATATCATCATATTTCTCCCGGGGGGGGTCCTTACTTTTTGCATTTAAAAATTCATTTTCAACTCTATCATATAAAGATTTTCTCATAACTGAATTATTTCTTGGGATAGGAAAATTAGAAGGAAAATTATGTTTGGCGTTGATAGAGTCTATAAAACTATAAATATTCCTCTGGGATTTACCCTCTGTAAATATACAAGGAGATGGACATGCTTTTTTATTCCTAGATTGTATTAAATATTTATTCATAGGATCATCGTTCCAAATTCGTTTATATATATCTGATATATTTTCATTCATTGAACCACATGCATTGCTTGAAATACCCCCCTCGGATGAAGGTGAAGGTTCATAACAACCGTCTCCTTCCACTACGGACCCCGCATTACTATATTTTATATCATAATATTCATTTCCTTCTTGATCTTTATTTTTAATAGCAATATAGTTCCCCAACCCTTCTGGATTATATTCATTCATTATATCTGTAAAATGTCTTTTCTCTGCCCCCACCAGACCCTTCATTATTTCTTTATATTTATCTTTATCGTAATGTATAGGATTTTCCTTCGAACCACCCTCCAATAGAAAATAATTGTTATTATAATCTTTAGAATTTGGATCTTTCATTGATTCATTCAATGCATAAAAATAATCATAAAAACCCGAATATTTTATATATCTTGGTTTGCAGGAAGGATCTTCGCACAACTCGTTTGCGAAACTAGAACCATAATTATCATAATACCAACAATCTCTAATCGGGGAAGATGAAAATTTAATATTAGTATCAAAATCTGTGAATAAGTCTACTTGTTTTTCTGGTGGAGGATCATAGGGGATATCAGGACAATCTTCTCCTTCCCCGTTCTGACATGCTCGATGATCGGTTGGCCAACTAAAGTTATCTAATCCTTCAATATTTTTTCGGAGTAAATGAAATACACCTGTTATTAACATTATTTCACTTATATTATTTGGAAAAAGTTTTAAAGAAAACAAGACAAGTATAAACAAATATATCATTCGTATAATAATAGAAATAAATTATTTCTATTATTATACAAATGGAAGAAATCCCTATTGAGGATAATATTGAAAATACCAATAATCCAGGTGATGGGTGGAATAATTCAGAATCTCCATTTGAAGGATGGGGTATGGGTGCCAACGAAGATTATGAAAATATTCAAGGGGGGTGGGATATTCCCGAAATAGAAAAAGAAATAAAAGAATTATCAATAGGAGATCTTTTTATTGTTTTATTGGAGAATAAAGAAAAACCATTTTTAACAACGGTTGAGAATATCTTTGAAGATGAACAACGAGTTAATTTAGTTGATAAAGATAAAAAAATTTATATCTTTCTATACGATGATTACAATAATATTATAAATGAAACCGAAGAATATAAAGCATTAGAAGTTATTAAAGTAAAAGAACTTGAAAATGTAGATGATTATAAAACTAAAAGAGAAGAAATTTACTTTGAAGTTGAAACTAAGGGTGAATATGAAAAAGAATATTCCGAAACACGTAAAAAAGATGATTTATTATCTCACATGATAAGGGAATATGATTGTTATGATAATGACAGAAAAATAGAAGAACTATATAAAATTGTTCAAGATATATATAATTTAATTGAGAAAGGATATTTAGAAAAAAAAGAAGAAATCATACCCTCACACATATTGCCTATATTTTCCAATGAAACATTGGATAATTCGGGAATAGATCATTTAATAGAAGGTATAAAATCTTCCGAAATTATGGGAGAGATAACATATAGGGAATTAATTAAACAGAATACTCTGGGTCTATGTTCTTTTGAATATACAGAAGGAGTGGGTTATCAGACAGACGAATATATCGGAGATACTGTTAAACAGGGGACATTTGAAAATGATTCAACGATCGATGAAAGAAAAACTAAAAAAAAACTAATAATCCCACAAGATAAATATGATAAAATGAATAAATTATACACAGAATTGGTTACTATACTTCCATCTGATAATATATTAATATCTAGATTAATTGAGCCTAAAATTGAAAAACAATATTTTAATTATGATTTTAATTTATTTCATAATTTATCTTTATTTCAACGGACATTAATAGACGATGAATGGTCCGAATTAGCTAAAAATAAAACTAAAAAGTTGAAAGATTTAACAGTTGTCGATAATTTAGCATTAGAAGATTCAATTAAACCAGATTTAAATGAATTCATCTCTCATAATTTCGATGAAAAAATAAATGAAGACAAATTAGAAACTATCATCAACAATAATCTAAAATCTATAAATGAAATAATTAATCATATTATAAGGGGTGAATATGGTAACAAATTATTAAATGTAGACGACATACATAATCTTTTTTATAAATATGAATTAGATTACTTTAAATTGAATAAAAAAGATAAAAAGAAATTAAATAATCTTTTAGAGGATAATATTAATCAATATACCGAAGAATATAAGAAAAATAATAAAAGAAAATTTAATAAATTAAAAATAAGGAATAAACCATTAACCGATAATAAAAAAGTATCTTTAGCGAAAGATTATATTTTTAGTCTCGTTAAAGAGGATACAAGAAATGAATTATTAAAAAGATTTATCGATGTTTTCACCCGAAATGCCGATAAACAGACAGAAGATCCCAATTTCCTTTATAATAAATTTTCTGGGAGAAAACTATTATGTAAGCATTATCTTTATTCATGTGAGATTAACAATTCTAATAATATGTTCGACACACTAAGATCTAAATTCGGACTCCCACCCAAGGAGGGGGATATTAATTGTAAAATATGCGGGGAATATTTATGTGATGAAGATTTCTCTACCTTAGAAGGATTCAGCGATGATAAACCCATACAGAGTAGTGAAAAGATAGAATCACAGGAAGAAGAACAGAAAAAACTAACAATATCCGATAAATTAGAAAAAAAAGAAGATACAGTTAAACATCTTTCAATTATTTCTAATATGATAGGCGTTCAACTAGAAGATGAAGATTTATATAATATTCTTCTATGCTATGATTATTTAGATCATAATATTTTAGCGGATGCCAGATATAAAATGACAGGTATAACTGATACAGATATACATAAGAAATTAAATGCGGGACTAGAAGAAAATAAGGCGAAATCTAAGAAAGAAAAAGATGAAAAGAAGTTAGAGAAATTAAAAAAAAAGAAAACTAAAATTGTAGCAGAATTTCAAGGATGGATTAAAAACACGAATAAATCTCTATTTTATATCTCAATAATATCCCTATTTATACAGACCGCTGTCCCCGTCTATAGATTAAGAAGAGACATAGATTTTAAAATTATAGATGAGAATGAAACAATAAATGAAGATACATTAAAATATCTTATTGAAAAATTTAAGAATATTACTTCGAAATATAAAGAAGATCCCTTATTCGGTTCAATGGTAGAAATATTAGAAAATAAAGACATGAGTGAAATAAAAGATCAATTATTGAGAACAATTTCTTACTGTAATAGTAATGTATTTCCTATATTTCTGGAGAGAAAAGAAAAATATATAATATTTATTAAAAGTCAAGAAAGGAATTATCTTAAACAGGAGTGGCAGACATTTAAACCTCTTCAGAATAGCGAATATGTGAATATAATTAATAATTTCTTAAAAAATATAAATATCGATGATAAATTGAGAAAACATTATGGGAAACCATTTATAGAAAATATTTCAATTATAAGACCTATCGTTGAACTAAATGAATTCAATCTTTCGGAAAAGATGGCATTGCCGAGTGTTAGTATCTTACACAATTCTTCTTTTAGAACAATTTTAAGATATACAATTTCGTGTTATGGTATTCATAAATCTAATATATTGATGGATCTATTTTTTCAAAATTTATTGGAAACAACGGGTGAAGATAGTGAAAAAATCAAAAATATAATGACGAATAATGGATGGAAGAGCTCCTCACCCCGTGGGTCTTTTTCTCCTCTTTCTTTCAAGGTATTAAGAGAAAAAGTTATTCCTCAAATATTCACGCTATATAGCAGAAATAATAATTATATTGACACATGTTTTAATATTGAGAAGAATTGTAATGGATTTATTCATAACTCTGTAAATAATTACGATTTACATCAGTTAAATACCAGACCGAAACGAATTTATAAACATATTTTACCACTTGTTTATCCTAATTTATCTTTTAAAGATATTAATAAAGATATAATAGAAAAATTATTCGATAAATATCGTCTAAATAAACAGGGAGATATTATTTATAAATATGATGATTCATTGTATTTAAATTCATATCTTTTAGAAACATCTCTATTAGAGAAATCAATTGAAAAATTTGAAAATAAAGAAATAATTAAAAATTACGATAATTTCAGTAAAATATTGGAAAAAGAAAGAAAAGATAATAGCTTAAAATATAATCCTATAATAGAAATTAAAAATTCTTATACGAAAGAAGATCACTATAATATTACTGAAGTTCTATCCAATACGGATAATAGATTCTTAAAATATTTATTAACTAAAAACATAGAATTAAATGAAGAAAAAGAAAACAAGAAAGAAGAAGCATTAAAAAGATTACCTAATTCGTTGAGTGACCCCCGTTTACCTCCAATTGAATCGGATATTTTAACATCAATTCATCTTAAAATTACTGAAGAATACATAAGTAAATTAAATGATAATAAAGGTGTGAAATTATTTGACGATTATTTTCAACAGATTTTTTCAGAATATATTAAAACGAATGATTATAATATTTCTCTTTTATCCGATTTTATTTCGGAGAACAATAATATAACTTCTAATCAGAAAATGAGATTTGAAAATATTTTCGGAAGAGATAAAAAACTAAAGTTTAATAAAACAAATATAGAAATCATTTTTAAATCTTTTATAAAATCTCCCATGAGTTACGAAGATATCTTGATTTATATAAGAGATATTCAGAATATTATAACTAAATTAAATAAAGACCCTTGCGATTCCACTGGATTAACTAACAAGATACCCAGAGAATGGAAATTAACGGACTCAATTGAAAATAATTTTATGAATTTTATTCATAAAAAGGAAAGCAACACGAATATTAAAAATAATCTTCTATTGCATAATAGAAGATTCTTGAAACCAAGAAATGATAATTATTCTGGATTCAATGAATATAAAAATATGAGTAAAAATTATTATATTTATCTGAATGGTTTATTTAATCATATATCCGATAGTTTTTCACACTTGGAATACCTGAAAGGTAATAAAAGAAATATTTATACGAATGTATATTCGAATTTTTATGCGAAATATTTATTAATCAATCTTTTATTTAAGATTATGGAATATATTAGAGGTCTTCAGACGAACCGGGGTGATATAATAGATGATTCAATGTTATTATTTAAATCATTGGAAGAAAAAGATGAAGAATTAATTGAAGAAAGTATAAATATTTGTTCTCAATTCTTAATGGATTTAATTACTCATATTCTACTCGAACATTACGATCCAACGTGGTTATTTGAGAATAAAAATAAAGATAGTCTTACCGACCGATTATCTAAACAGAAAGAAAGAGAAAAACAAGAAAATATAGAAAAAGTTCACAATCCGAATCCAGAAGAAAGATATTTAAGGAAATTAAAACAAGAAACTGGACAATCTAATTGGTGGAAAGAGTCCTCTGAATCAGCTGAGAAGTATGTCAATAGCGATGATTATGCTTCTCATTCGGAAAGTGAAAGAATTGAAAGATTAAAGGAGATCCTTGGATCTGATATCGAGTTCGATGATATCTCTGACAATATAAATGTTGATCAATTTAAAAGGGAAGGAGAAGAAAATCCAGAAGAAGACGGATACATAGGATCAGGTGATTTAGACGAAGAAGATGAAGAATATTTAGATGATTACGACGAAGAGCAGGAAATGGATTTCAATGAATAAAATAAGTTCTATAAAATATTTTTTAAAAACGAATAATTAGTATAATGAATAATGATTATTTAATAATTGATCCAAGACCGTTGGAGGAATTCAAAGACAAAACTTTTTCAGAATTTAAAAAAAGAGATATTTTTAATGAATTAGCGAAAAGTATGGAAACCGGGAAAGTTGAAAATACTTGCTTCTGGGTTACCGAATGTATAGTTTCCGGTTACACCATTGAATTATTCGAAAAATTAATAATATTCGCGACGAAGATAGTCCACATAAATAACCCGAAGTTACCACAATTTCTCTGGCTAAAATATTCATCATTTATGAATTCAATTGATCATATATCTAAGAAAGATAGAAAGCAATATATTCATTTAAGAAATACACAATCGGTAAGAAATTGTCTATGCGATGTAGCAGTAACAATCGCAATGTCGTCTAAATCTAAAAGATATGATAAATATCCTAAACCGAAAGAAGATACTGATTATTCTTTTTCAGCAATTAAATCTAAAATGAATGCTACGATGCAGGTTTTACCCAGTCACATCATTAAATTTACAGATCCCGAAGAGCTAAGGGTCATAATGAATGAATTATTTTTTAATTTAAAGAATAATCTGGGTGGTTATGAGCGTGCTTGTTATTGGATTGCTTGGCTAATTCAGTGGGAAAAAATAAACAAGAAAAAAAAACAGGCATTTGAAATTGAAGAAAGACCGATTAAGGGCCTAAAAAAAAACTTATGTAGAGATTTAATATGGCTAGTATGGTCCGTCATTTTCGAGGAAGCGAATTTAAGGGATAATAATATAAAGAAACAGATACAATCTCTCTTTTTCTTATACAAACATAATTTTACATCGGGTAAAAGAAATGTTCGTTTACCCTATGTTTATCAGGCTATAGGATACTTAACACTTCCTATTAAATTTAATATCAAGATAAGAAGAGATGAAGATACATTTTTAAAAACTCAATGTAATATTAATAAGATTTTTCAAGGGAAAAAAAAATATGAAAATAAAAGTTATGTAGAACCGCCCGCAAATAATAAAAAAATAATTACAGCAGAAAAAGAAATAACGAATTATCAAATGGAGAGAATTAAAGAAATAGATGAAATTTTTTTTAGTTGAGATTATTATAAATGAAAATAGATATAATTTATTCTAAATTTAAAGATTTATTTAAGGAATGTGCACCACTTTATTCCAATTTAATCATACTGATATTTATGATTTTAGGTATAATTTTAAGATTAAATATTGATACATTTGATAATTATAAAAGAACATTATCCATAACATTGGGTATATTTATTTTACATTTCTCAATAGTATTTATTCTCTGTAAAAAAAAATTTAAAAAGACAGCATATTTAATAGCATATTTACCTTTTATACTCGTTATAATACAAGCATTTGTTATGATATATGAAAGCATTGTCACGTTTAATGAAATAATAAAAGAGCTTGAAACCGGAGAAAATAAAGAAGATAAATTATCTAACCCGAACAATTCACGCAATCGGGCTCAATTGTGAATTGAATAGCCTTCGAGGATGGTCTGCTTCTAAGATAATAGATACCGGTTTTCAGACCCTTCTCCCATCCATAAAAATGCATGCTTGTAAGAGTTGAAATATTGGGACTTTCTAAAAATAAATTCATACTCTGCGACTGACATATAAATTTACCCCTACCGAGAGCCATATCGACAATTACCTTCTGCTTAATTTCCCATATCGTTTTATATTTTTCTTTAATCTTTCCAGGTATCTCGGGGATAGATTGAATTGAACCATCGTTGAGAATTAATTTATCCTTTAACTCTTTAGACCACATATTTAATGATATAAGATCTTCTACGAGATAATCATTCATAATCATATATTCTCCGGCTAATACCCTCCTAGTATAAATATTAGACATAATAGGCTCGAAGCATTCATAATTACCGAGGATCTGAGCGGTAGAGGCGGTGGGCATGGGGGCAACTAACAGACTATTTCTTACACCATATTTCTTAATTTTATTCCTTAAATCGGTCCAATTCCAATGAATATCTGTTACAGTTTTTGACCATAGATCGAACTGTAATTTTCCGTGATACATAGGGGATCCTATATAGGATGAATATGTTCCAAGATATTCTTCGCGATCTAACTCTTCGGGAATAATATTACATTTATCTTTTATTTCTGATATTTCACCCGATGTTACGAAATTCCTTTCATCACATACGAATCCAGTTTCAAGTTGTCTTAATCCTTGTTTGTATTTCATAATATTTTCTTCTCTATCTCTCGATAATTCCATTGATGCCTCCAACGAAGAAAAATAAATACACTCGAATATTCTATCATTTAATTCTCCAGCTTCGGGAGAATCGAACGCATACCCGAATTCTAAAAATACATTCGCTAATCCCTGAACACCTAAACCAATTGGTCTGTGTCTCAGGTTAGATCTCCGTGTTTCTTCAGTAGGATAGTAATTGTAATCAATAATATTATTTAAATTTACAGTAAGTTTTTTCGTTATCATTTTTAGTTTTTCGTAATCGTAACTCGGTCTTAGATATTCTTCTAATTCGCTATAACCACCCAGATGGTCTCTGCCATATTCTTTCTTAATATATATCTGTGGAAATGTAACCCCCGCCGGATAAGCCCTCGATAAAGATGTTAGATCTTTGAAATTTTCTTTTATAAAAGGAATATTCTTCTTCTTACATAAAGCTTCGGCCAACCGACAATAAACACAATCGGGTTTTGAATAAATAATTAATTGTAAATCACCTATTTCTTTGTGTACCACCAACTTCTTTAATGAAATTGAAGCTAGATTACAGACGGCTGTTTCTTCTGGACTCGTATATTCAATAATTTCAGTGCAGAGATTGGATGATTTAATTGTTCCAAGATTCTGTTGGTTTGATTTACGATTACAGGCATCCTTATAAAGAATATATGGGTTACCCGTTTCAATCTGACAAGTTAGAATGGACTGCCATAAAGTTCTGGCATCTAATTTCTTCCTATATTTACCTTCTTTTTCATATTTAGAATATAGATTATTAAATTCCTCACCCCATACATCGCTCAGACCCTTACATTCATTTGGACACATTAATGACCATTCTTCATTGTTCTTAACTCTCTCCATAAAAAGATCTGGAATCCATAGGGCATAAAATAAATCTCTTGCCCTCTCATTTTCATTACCGTGATTCTTTTTTAATTCGATGAATTCTAAGACATCACAATGCCATGGCTCAAGATATATAGCGAAAGAACCATTTCTCTTCCCCCCACCCTGATCAACATATCTTGCTGTGTCGTTAAATACTTTTAACATCGGCACTAAACCATTAGAATGACCATTAGTTCCGGCAATGTAAGAATCTGTTCCCCTAATATCGTGAATAGATAATCCTATACCTCCCGCATGCTTGGAAATCATAGCACAATCCCCAAGTGTTTTATAAATCCCAGAAATAGAATCTTCTTGCATGGTTAAAAGGAAACAACTCGCGAACTGTTCTCTCCTAGAACCGGCATTATAAAGGGTGGGGGTGGCGTGGGTAAAATAATGATTAGACATTAGATTATAGTTTTCTATTGCTTTCTCTAAATCATGCCTATGAATTGAAAGTGAAACTCTCATGAGCATATCTTGTGGTCTTTCAACGATCTTTTTATCAATCTTATATAAGTAAGTTTTTTCAAGGGTTTTCAGACCGAAAAAATCATAATCATAATCCTTGCTGTAATCTATCGCATTATCAATGGTTTCCTTATTTTCTTGGACAAGTTTATAAAGATAATCTGCCACAAGAGGTTTTTTAACGCCATTCGAAACATGATTGTACATCAATTCAATTTTATCAGAAAATTTATCAAGAGTATTTTTATGAAGATTAGAAACTGTGATACGACCCGCTAAAATCTTAAAATCGGGATGCGTTGAATAAAGAGACATGGCATTCTGTGCAGATAGATCGTCTAGTTCGGAGGTCTTTACTCCGTCGTATATTTCTTGAACTACTTTCTGTGCCAATATTGTTTCATCAATATTTAATCCCCCATTAAATTCTTCACTAAAACATAATGATCTAATTCTATTGAGGATCTTATCAAATGAAACATCTTCATATGATCCGGACCTCTTAAGTACGCGCATTCTATTATACATTTATATATACCTCAATTTTTAAGTCAATTTCCCTTTAAATTTTCCTATTTTTAATTTAAAAATTTTAACATACATCTTAATAATATGAAGATAGCTATAACGGGGAAGATGTGTTCGGGGAAGAGCACTCTCGCTCAGATCATAAAAGAAACAGATAGTAGATTCGTTATTTATTCATTCGGTAAAAAAGTCAAGGATGTAGCGAAAGATCTCTTTAATATGAAAGAAAAAGATAGAAGTCTTTTAACTTCTATCGGCACGAAAATGAGAGAAATAGATTACGATGTATGGGTCAATTATATAATTGATCAGACGAAAGATAAAACCCATTGTATTGTGGACGATCTCCGTTATCAGAATGAATATGAGGCTCTACACAAGGAGGGTTATAAGATAATTCAACTTGTTGTTGATCCTATCATTCAAGAAGAAAGAATTAAAATTGTTTATCCCAATAATTATCAAGATCATTTAAATAATAGAGATCACATATCTGAAACGAATGAATTTAACTGGTTGAGTAAAGATAATCTTCTAATAATAAATTCAGATGAAGATAAAATATTTGAAATTAGTGAAAGAGTTCTTTCGTTTATTAACGAATAATATAATTTAAGAATTTAATAATGGATCTTGTGCCAATAACAGAATTAAAAATCGATAAAACTAAATGGTTGAATACTAAAATTAAATATGAAGATAAACTAAAGTTAGAAGATCTTCTAAATGATATGTGTGAAAATATTCTAGATTGGATTAATACAATTGAAGAATATGAATTAAATACAGATTCGGAATCATTTAAAAAAGATTTTAAAAATTTTATTTATGATAAATATCTTTATAATTCTAAATATGAAAATATAGATACAGGATCATATGATTATAATTATTTTGAACTGAAGTATTTAGAAGAAGTTAATTCTTTATTTTTAGAATGCGAAAAAACATCGGTTTATTACGGTTTAAAGTTATTTCAAGATAAAGATTTTATGGAATTATTTTATTTTATTTTTGAAAATATTAATTATTTCGAAGAATCGGATTGCGAATATGATGAAGAAGATTATCTACATTATAATATAGATGCTTAAAAGATTAAATAAATTGGAAAAACAACACGGGGGGGCGATACCCTTTGGGGCCATGGGTAAAAGTGATACGAAAACCAAGCGTAAGAAAGATAAAAAAACTAAAAAAAGAAAGGCAAGTCCACAGAAACCTACGAAACATAAAAAAGGATCTATTTCTCCATCGAGAGCCCATAGAAAAGTCACCAAGAAATTAAAAAGAAGCAAAAAAACAAAAAAACCTAAGAATGATAAAAAATGTAAATGTGGTTCTCATAAGTATACTGGGAAAGAAGAAACACCCAGAGGTCTTGGAAAATGCGAAGAATGTTTACCTTTAAATGTTGTTTTAAAAGGTAACGATGGAAAACTATATGAAAATAGAAAAGATGGTTGGCACAAGTTAAATTAAAGTTAAATTAAGATCTTTTATAAAATAGCAAGTAAGGAACATAATTTAATAATTTCTCATCCGATACACTAGATACATGAGAATCATTATATTCATACCATTTCTTGTCTAAGGAATTCTTAGATACAGCATAATAATGTCCCCCGCCCAGAGAACCACTATGAATACAGAATCCATTTAAGTTATATGTATTAGGTCTTCCTGTGCCATAATTTTTATTGTAATCTTTAAGATCTAATTTTAGAGGATATTGAATAAATTTATCATTTTTCCTTAAACTTGATGTATATCTTTTTAATAAGATGATTAAAATATCGGATGTTTTAAATAATAAAGTCTTCTGATGAGGTTGTACTTTTTTAGAACATTTATCGCACTTCCACATATTTTTTTCATCTAATATCTGTTTTCTTGTATAATGCTTAAAACAATCATGAATTGTTTCAGCATCACTGGGTAATTCTAAAGAGATCACTTGAATTGGATCGTGATTAGAAGTGAAATAATAACATTCTGGGCAGATAGTTAAGCTTAATAATTGAGAATAAAAATTTTCAACAATATAAGAATAATCATTTTCATAAAATCTTTTCCAAGTTTCGAAACCCTTCACAACCATTTTACTCGTTTCATCTGATCCAGATTTCTTTTTTAAATTTATCTTAACACTTCTTTTAATAGAATCGTGTAACAAATCCAAGAAAAGAGTTAAAAATTCATCAACATCATTCTGATTAAAATTTTCAAAATAAAGATCTTTTTCATCGCATAAGGTTTTAAAAGATCTCAATAATTTTAAAGGATTCTGACAAGTATTATTATCATTGGACCACATTCCTCTCTGAAATTGAAACCATTCGTACATCAACCCCGATTCTAATTTCTCACATTCTTTAAAAAAATTTTCATTGTGTGGATGAAAAGTTAAAAGATGACTTAAGCATTGTAAAACCGAATTCATATAACATGTATTTCCTAAATTCATTAATCCTTTATTTCCGGCATTAATCTGTGCCTTACTATGGGCATTTACTTGTGCCATTATTTATAATTATTCTTCTTCTTATATTTTTAAATTACTTAAAAAAATTTATTATTAATAGTATAAAATGAGTGAATTAGATATTAGTGAAATTGTTGATAATGAAGTTGCTGTTGATACCGAATCTACTGAGGTCGTTGTCGAAGAAGTCCAGGGAGAAGAACCAGAAGCACATGAAGAATCCGAAGAACCGGAAGTAGAAGAAGAAGAAGAAGAAGAAGATGAAGAAGATGAGGAAGGGGAAGAAGAGGATGAAGAAGAGGAGGAAGAAGAAGATGATGAAGGAGGGGTCGTAGAAGAAGCACTGGTAGAAGAAGCACCGGTAGAAGAAGCACCGGTAGAAGAAGCACCGGTAGAAGAGGCGACCGTAGAAGAAGCACCGGTAGAAGAAGCACCTGTCTCTACTCAGGAAGTTGTTCAGAACGTCCAGGAAATTTTATCATCTACTGATACTAATGTATCAGGAAATGATTTAGAAGAAAGAGTTAAAGTTTTAGAAGAAAGATTAGAAAAGTTGATTAAAGTTTTAAGAGTCCGAGTAGTTTAATTATAAAAATTATCGTTAAATATTTTTTACTTTATCTTATTTAATTGGAATAAGCAAGACCACCCATACCCGACATGATTCTAAGGACATTGTAGTTAACGGCGAAAACTAAAGCATCAGTATCGTTCTCCCCCGATTCTAATTGAGCATTATCAATACGAGAGAAATTGCAAGTCCCCGAAGGCTGATGCTCTTCAGGTTTTAGGGCAAAAGAATAAACACCGATTGAATCATTAAACAAACCCATTTTAATTGAGCTAGCGTCAAGATCAAGACCACCTGCTCCACTATGATGTTGCAACACTTGCGTCCGAGTGAAATAAGTAAAGTTGCGAGCGGCAAAGCGATCGTGACCATTCAACTTAAGTTTATATGCTGGACCTGCTAAAGTCCCTGGAACATTGAGGAGGTCAGCATCACCGCGCTGCAATCCTGTTGAATTAGCGCCAGCCCTCCAAATTAATTCTTTAACTGGGTGATTGAAATTAAGGTCAGCCCCGTTTACTAATCCAGTTACAGCTTGTTCTTGAACTTGTTCAATAAGGTATTCGTGGCTAACTTGAGCAAATCTTCGTCTTTCATCAGTGTCAAGGTAAATGTAATCCGCCCATAGTTTAGTATCAATATGAGTCGCTTTAATAGCAGTTACTATACGCTGGTCTAATATAATTTTAACTTCGTGATATTGGAGGGCAATTAATGGAAGAGCAAGGCCAGCATTACGACAGAACCAGAATTGTAATGGCACTATAAAACTTTTGCTGGTTACTGAGGTGGCGTCGGCATCATATCCACCCATACCACTCATTTTTTGAAATAATGTCCCAGAACCAGGTGCTCCAGCATCAGATACTGTACCAGAAGGATTATTTTCAGTTAGTTGTGCCCACGTTTCCATCCAATCACCTGTATGTTTATCAATCTTCTGACCACCAATCTCAAGTTCTACAGATTTGATTGCTAGAGATGAAGGATTACGCGATACTCGGCAATCTCCGGTTTCACCACAAGCGAATTCTAAATACATTCTGTAAACTAAATCACCATTGCGGGAAATAGTTGCAGTGCAGCGACCGTCGGCATTAGAAGTGCCGTTCCATGTCTGCTCAATTGCCTCCATGGAGAAGTTAGTGTGTCTGCGGTAAACAACCTTAAAGAAAGTGATCTGGGGATTACCTGTTAAGTAGATATCTTGTGCGCCATAAGCAACCAATTGCATTAAACCTCCTCCCATTATTTTATACCTTAGAATAGAAAAAAATTTAAGGGATTAAATAAAGATTGAAATCTTTATTTAATCTTTATTTTAATCTTTATAAAAAGAATCTTAAGTTATCTTGAAATTAGATTATAATTTTTTAATCATATAAACATCTACAGCTAATATAAGAATTTAGTTTATACTTTAGTTTATACTTTAATTCGAATATGCTAAACCACCCATACCCGACATGATACGGAGGACATTGTAGTTCACAGCATACACTTTACAATTAGTACTAGTAGAATCAGTTGATTCTAATTGAGCATTATCGATACGAGAGAAGTTACAAGTTCCAGATGGTTGATGTTCTTCGGGTTTAAGGGCGAAAGAATAAACAGCTATACCATCACTAAATTGTCCTGCTACGGCAGTTGCTCCTGCGGTAATACCACCTGGACCGGAGTGATGTTCCCACACCTGCGTTCTAGTAAAATACTTTACATCGCGGGCGGCGAATCGGTCATGTCCATTAAGTTTAAGTTTCCAGGTGTGATTATCGGTTAATCCCGTAAGGTTGCCGTCGGTATAGTTTCCATGCCATATTAATTCCTTGACGGGGTGGTTAAAATTAAGATCTTGCTGGGATGATGACCAGGTCTGTTCTTGGACTTGTTCGATGAGATATTCATGGCTAACTTGAGCGAATCTACGGCGTTCATCTGTGTCAAGGTAAATGTAATCACACCATAATTGATTATCTGTGCTGCCACCATAGACAGCACCCACCGTATGAGTTAAAATTACCTTTACTTCGTGATATTGTAAAGCAATTAGAGGGAGAGCAAGACCTGGATTGCGACAGAACCAGAATTGCAATGGGACGAAATGGCGGCAAGCAGTGCTCGCCGCTGAGTAACTCCCACCCATTCCACTCATATTTTGAAATAATGTACCGGTACTAGTTGTACCGCTGCTAGTTCCAACATACCCATCTGGATTAATTTCAGTTAATTCCGACCAGGCCTCCATCCATGCCCCAGTATGTTTATCAATCTTTTGTCCTCCAATTTCTAATTCAACACCAGTAATAGCCTTAGAACCAGGATTAGACGTTGCTGTACCTGGTGTACCACTTAATTCTAAGTACATTCTGTACACTAAATCACCATTGCGTGAAATAGTTGCAGTACAACGAGAATTTAGACCTTTAGCATCTCCATTCCATGTCTGCTGGATAGCCTCCATGGAGAAGTTCGTGTGTCTGCGGTAGACAACCTTAAAGAAAGTGATCTGGGGATTACCCGTTAAATAGATATCTTGTGCGCCATAAGCAACCAATTGCATCAAACCTCCTCCCATTATTTTATACCTTGGTATAGAAAATAATTTCAGAGAAATTAACAAAATTAATAATAATCTTATTATTAATTTTATTATCAACATATTTTAAGATAAAGTATTTAGTTAGACAATTTATTTAAAGTATTTAGTTAGAGTAAGCGAGGCCACCCATACCAGACATGATACGAAGGACATTGTAGTTGACGGCGAAGACGGTATCAACGCTGCTTGCGCCGCTTAATTGGGCGTTGTCTATTCTAGAGAAATTGCAAGTCCCTGATGGTTGATGCTCTTCGGGTTTAAGGGCGAATGAATATACTCCAATTGTATCATTAAATTGCCCCTGAGCACTTGAGGGTTGGGAGCCGGTGTCCGTTTCCGCGACGGCATCAATTCCACCCGACCCAGTGTGATGTTCCCATACCTGAGTTCTCGTGAAATACTTTGCATCACGTGCGGCGAAACGATCATGTCCGTTCAGTTTTAATATAGGATCCCCTGATATTGGCGATGATGTAACGGCGGTTGAGTTATCATAAACGAAATTCGTCGCCAGTGACATAATTAATTCTTTTACGGGGTGGTTGAAATTAAGTTCTTGCTGGGATGCTCCCCACCCCTGTTCTTGAACTTGTTCGATGAGATATTCATGACTAACTTGAGCGAATCTACGGCGTTCATCTGTGTCAAGGTAAATGTAATCACACCATAATTTATTCTCTATGCTGGGGTTGGACCCACCCCCCAGAGAAGAACCAATCCGGTGATTAAGGATAACCTTTACCTCGTGATATTGAAGGGCGATTAAAGGTAATGCTAATCCTGGATTACGACAGAACCAGAATTGTAGAGGAACAAATAATTTTGTGGTAGCTGTTCGGGTTGCGTTCGTAGACCCTTTTACACCCCCCTGTCCGCTCATACGTTGAAATAATGTTCCACCTGATACACCACTAGCAGTTGAATCCAGTGCCCCCGAAGTGCAACTTGGATTAGATTGAGTTAACTGAGACCAAACCTCCATCCAGTGACCCGTATGTTTATCTATTTTTTGACCACCAATTTCAAGTTCAACATCCTTAATAGAAGATGAACCCACATTTGAATATGATGCTGCGACTATTCCACTAAGTTCTAAATACATTCTGTAAACCAAGTCACCATTCCGCGATATGGTGGCGGTACAACGGCCATCTGAAGAGATTTCCGATCCATTCCATGTCTGCTGGATAGCCTCCATGGAGAAGTTCGTGTGTCTGCGGTAGACAACCTTAAAGAAAGTGATCTGAGGATTACCCGTTAAGTAGATATCTTGTGCGCCGTAAGCTACCAATTGCATTAAACCTCCTCCCATTATTTTATACCTTAGAATAGAAAATAATTTCAGAGAAATAATTAACTTATATTTTAAATTAATTATCTTTTTTAAAAAGAATATCTTAGATTATGTATTATTTGAAAGACTAAGTTAATGTACGAACTTAGTTAATGTCGGTGCTTAATAAACTTAGTTGCTGTAGGCAAGACCACCCATACCAGACATAATACGAAGGACATTGTAGTTAACAGCATAGATATTATCTATAGTCGGCGCTGTTCCTCCTTCAAATATTAATTTAGCATTATCTATCCTTGAGAAATTACAAGTACCTGAGGGTTGATGCTCTAATGGTTTTAAGGCGAAAGAATAAGCATTCAAGAAATGGGCATCAACAGATCCTACTATTTTACTATTATTTACATTTAGTTTTATTTCATCTAGGGCGGGTGGTATAGTATGTTCTGTATAAATAGAGATCTTATTACGGTTTATTATAGCCCCACCATGGAGATTAATATTCATAGTATAAAATGTTATAAATAAAAATTTATCTTTAAGAATTATATCTGGAGTGGAGGGGTGGGGTGTGAATGTGAAACTTATTACGGGATTCTCCGCACTCAGACTGGTCCTGTTGGTCTGCGGCTGAATAGAAAACGTGGCTGCAACGCCACTAAGGCTTTCTTCGAAATCAAAATTAGTAAATGGTGTTCCAGAACTGGCTGCCTCAATAACTGAATTATTTGTTTTAGTCATATCGGGGGCAATAAGAGCGGCGGCATTATTGGGCTTCGCTACATCCGGCTCAAATGTATAAGTCGAAGCCGTTCCAGACGTGCGGTAACCATAGCTCGTGGAATTACCATCGGTATGTCCTGACTTGTATGAATTTGATATAGATCCATCAGTAGAGGTCCATAACCTTATTCCGAATTTTTGAGATTGCCCACCGGTGGTGATTTTACTTTCTTTACTCGGACTCAGCCAGTTAGGGCTAAAGTCAATACGAGCCAATTTATTAGAATGGGTTGAACTATATATTCTGTAAGTTGTATATTTTATACTATCATTGGAATTGCCATTGCCCGCGATATGATTATCTATAACCGTGGAGTCCAACGGAGATTGGCTAGGATGTCTGGAATCAGCATTTTCATCGTAATCCACAAGCAATTCCGTACCCATGTTCTGTTTAATCGGATTAAAATAATCAATAAATTGTTTCTTATAAAAATATTCAGGAGATTGTTTAGAAAATCTATCATGACCGTTGAGTTGAATCGTAGCATCTGAATTAATACTCTGAATATTAGTTTGTGAAGTCCATGATATAAATTTAACAGGATGATTGAAATTTAATTTTTGCGAACTACCTGATCCCCCTCCTTGTATTTGAACCTGTTCTATTAAATATTCGTGAGAAACTTGTGCGAATCTACGTCTTTCATCTGTATCTAGATATATATAATCACAAAAAATATCATAATCAATTGATCCCTTCGCCCCACCATTCAGTACGTAAGAACTCTTAAAAAAATTGGTAGATGCTTCTGTGGAAATTTTAATTTTCACCTCGTGATATTGAAGTGCGATGAGAGGTAGAGCAAGGCCCGGATTACGACAGAACCAGAAATTAAATGGTACATTTATGTATCTATAAGGAGTTGTCCGATAGTTATCTAATTGTGATGAAAGAATGTCGCCACCATCTCCGAATCTATTATATTCAAATTTTTCGCCCCATATTACTTCATGGTTATCATTAGTTTGAGAAATATTTTCCCAAACAGACATCCATTGTGCGGTATGTCTATCTATTAATTGACCTCCTATTTCTAGTTCAACTGAATCAAATAAGTTTAAGATTCCAATAGAACTATCGTGGAACCTTATAGTAATATTATTGGTGCTCTTAACTCTTGCATAAACTCGGTATACGAGATCACCATTTCTGGAAATAACACATGTAGAAGAAGCAGAACCCCCGACTGGAGTAGAAGAAGAACCACTCAGGGTCTGTTGAATAGTTTCCATCGAGAAGTTGGTGTGACGTCTGTAGACAACCTTAAAGAAAGTAATCTGCGGGTTACCCGTAAGATAAATATCCTGTGCGCCATAAGCTACAAGTTGCATTAATCCTCCTCCCATTATTTTATACCTTAGAATAGAAAAAAATATATTTAATTTAATTTATAGAAACATAAATAATATTACCAATAAAAATGCTTCGTGGAAATCTAATGGTCTAAATCTCTCTATACTCTGACCACTATTCACCATAAGTTTCGGCCAGATCTTATTGTAAGCCCACTGAACCATTAATGTCTTTAATATCAACATCATCACACCTAAAAAAAACATATAAACATCTCCATTCTTGCCCATCTTAGTAGTCATGTCTTTTGACACCTTTTCTAAACTACCACCCAACATTCTTCTTAAAACCATTTATAATCTATCCAATAAATTATTTGAGAAACAACTTTTCAGTTTCTTTAGGATCTAATCTTAAATCTAATACTTGCTTTACTGGATTCATAATCTGATTCGTAATATAAAATTCATAATCAACTGGTATATTATTTTTCTTAATATAATCTACATGTTCGATTCTATCACCCTGTAAGATATTCTTTTTCTTGTATTTCGGTTGAGTTTTATCTTGAACCGTTACACTTTTAAATTTAGGATTTCCATTTTTATAAAATCCATCGGGGACTTTTTCTTTTTTCATCCGATATCCAATAATATCCGGTTTATCATCTACAACCATATAAACATAGGGTATCCTATCATTCGCTTTAGGTTTATTCCCTGGATCTCTTTCAGCCATTCTATCCGCTAAAACTTTATGGGCTATCCCTTGTGGATTCTTATAATAACCTCTTAATGATTTAGATATTACGAAATATGACAGTGGAAATTCGCCATTTCTAATTTTAACTAATGTTTCTTTTAACCATAGAACAGTCGCATCAAAATCTTTTTCAATCATTATCTTCTCAATAACATGACCGAATACATATTTTACAATCGGAGCATTATCCCTTCTCTTTAGAACAATACCCATCGCAGTCCGTTTCGCATCAGTAGGTTCGAACTCATATTTATCTCCCGTATATCTTTTCTTAGATATCAAGATAAAAGGCCAGAATGTTTTTTCATATTCTAATACTTGCGGTTGTTTTCCTTCACTATCCATTAATTCTTTAATAAATTCACCGGCTTCTTGACCACATTTAATTGAATGCTCTAATGCTTCTTTCCCTTCTAATAATTTACCATTTTTATCTTTTCTACTGAATTTCACGAACACAGAATCTGTATCACCATAAACAACTTCGGGTTTTTCGTAACCATTTTGAGAAGCCCACACCTCAACACCATTCGTAGCATCAACTGTCAATCTTTCTCTGCCGACGGATGTTGTACACGCCGCCAACTCTAACTTGAATATTGGACTCGTTTTCGCTCCCAATTGACCGTACACAGAATTAGCTGTAACTTTATAAGCTAATTGTAATCCATCCAGAACCTTTTTCTTAAAATCATCTTTTTCTTGATTCATTCTCTTCTTGGTACTTTTCCTTGCACCCAATAAATCAGAAAGAACAGCAGGGATAATACCCATTTCTTTATCTCCTTCATCTATCATGTTATTCCTAACCATAAAATCTTTAGTCAAGAAGTGACAGACTATCTTAGGTTTGTCTTCATCTAATAATTTTTCAATTGTATCTCCTTCACCCTTCCCTTTATAAATCCAATTATCATATGTTATTGTTTGGTAGTCCCTATTCTCAATCCATCCATTTTCTTCTATCTGTTTTTTATCAATAAATGTTTCATGCGAAATATTCTTCTCAATAATTGATGAAGGATACAACGAAGCATAATCAAGGACAGCAACTGGATCATCTAAATATATCCCGGGAGTAGGATCAAGGACAATTGCCCCTTCGTAACCCTGAATCTTATATTTATCTTTTTTCATAACTTGTTCTAACTGATGGTCTAATTCCCACGATGTGGGAGTCCTCCAATCAGAATCTTTAACTATATGTCTTCTGATTATTTTTCGTTGAATATCTGTAATTTCCCCATTATCATTATCTTTTTCAATTAAATCGTTAACATTATTAATATTCTTATTTTCTTCCTTTAGTTTTTCTGTATGTTCTTTCTTTAATTTTCCATAATCAACCAATAATTTTTCTTCTTCTTCGTGATCCATTTTCTTAGCCATCTTAACATAACTATTTAGATTAGGAATCTTAATTAAATCGGGTAATCTTGTATTTCTCTGGGATGATTTTTTCGCTACAACAGATGTAATTCTCACACCCTGACCTCTCAAGAAGATATATGAAGCCGGGACATAAGATACATTCGCCATTGCTAAATTATTCGGAATAATATCTAAAAGAAGAATTAAATTAATACATAATTCACAATCTTGAATACAATATTTCGCAACTTCCGCTCTACCACTTGGACCTTCATATTTATGTTTATCGAAGATATCTTGTGGCGAAATATCGTCCTTATTCAAGCACCATTCAATTTTATGATATTTTTCAAAATCAATATCTAATCTTTCACACAGGTAAATATCTAATTTATTAATACCATTAATTTTAATCTTTTTTCCGTCTTTATATGATTCTTCGCCAATATTACTATGGAGACTAAATGATATATAATCTCCTGGTTTTAAGGTTCCAATTGTCGAGACTTTAATTCTTTTTTTATTTATTTCTTTTAATTTTCCTCTCATAAACTGTGAAGCCACATTGTCTAATTTATAGGAATCTAAACTATGACCTTTTTCAATCTCTTTCTGTAAATCAAAGAGAATACGACCATCCATATTAAAGTAATAAAATGTATTTTCACCGAAAGCAGCAGAATTTAATTGTTGTTCTTTATCTTTACAGATTTTATTCCGATGACTTGTTTCGCCTTCTTCAATTTTTCCTAAATTATAAAATTCTGATTTAGGGCAAGTTTCATGATGTCCCCACTTATTACATCTACAAATACCCGAAGAATTTTCAGGACAAGGAAAGAAAATATCAACTCTATCTTTAATATACTTGAAATCAAAACCGAAAATATTATATCCTGTTATAAAATCTGGATCATATTCTTTAATTAATTCAGACCATTTTATTAAAAGATCTTTTTCATCTTTACACGGCACAACCTCAATATTAAGATTTTCCATCTTGGAACATATTTCTTCGTCTTTCATATTATCATTGGGACCAATTACAAGAATATTTCTGTGCCATGCGCTCCCATTATCTTCGCTTAAGCCATAGTCATAAAATACGGTTCCAATCTGTATAATCTGGTCACCTTTTATTTTTACATCATTATCATTTTCATCTTTAGCATTTTCTGTAATTATATCTTTAATTTTCTCTATCGTAATATCTCTTTCTTTATTTTTATTTTTATCTTCGCGAATTATTTTTAGAATATCTTTAATCTCGGAAATTTCTGTGGCTATAATTTCCATAAATTCCTCATGAATAATTTTACCCCCTTCTGTCTCAAACTCATAAACATCTGTATATTCATAATAGTTTTTAGGATCAGGCCATTCTATAACGAATGCTATCTTTAATAAATTTATAATCATATCTTGGAAATATTCTTTATTTTCTCCTATATCATCATCCGAATCATAATCTAATGTTTTCTGTTCGGGTCTCAATTCAATTTCACCGACCCTCTTCTTTATTATCTTTAATGAATCAAATATAGATGCTGCTAATTTTTTATAGTCTTTTTTAGCCATTGGAAAATCTCCTGTTAAACTATCGCACTCAATATCAAATGATGCGATTCTATAATTACTTGTTCTAATATCTTCAATGCTTTCTACATCTTTCCAATCACAGAAATATTCTCTATCTTCCGCTTGATAAGGAAAAACTTTTCCGATATCAGTTTTATCAGTCGTAACAACTTGAACCCAACCCGTCGGATTAATATTTCTTTCGTGAATAAATCTAATTGTGGGGTGAATAGATGATTCATATAAATTACTATCGCATATCTTGTCTTCGGTTCCAACTCTGTCTAATTTAATCCATAAATCATCTTTATCATTGTAAGTAAAATTAGATTTAGGATCATTATTATAAAATTTTTTAATTTCTGTAATAACTTTTTTCATATCTCCTAGATTCGTAAAACATGCTTTCAAGAAATTAAATTCCAATACTTTTTTATTATCTTTATCCCACTCTAGAGAATAAAAGTCTTTACCTTTCACAACCTGAGATTTATGAGATTCGGAACCTCTTATAAAAGAATTCATTAATCTTGGCATATTTTTACATATTCTTATTAATAGATTTTCACCGTCACCTGTGTCCCATCCCTCGGGTATTTTCAGGTAAAAGTGAGGTAAATAATTAATAACGTGACATACTAAATTATTATTTTTTTCGTCTTTTCCATAGAGGGTAATACAGAATTTTTTTGATCTGGTTTTATGTATATAAATATCATCGGATTGCATATCGACGATCTGGAATCTTTTCGCCATTATTTATTAATAGTCTAAATTGTTTTTAATATCAAATTTATATTTATCTTGAATCAAATTTAAATATAACATATTTTATTATGGAATTACAATCAAGGGAATTCACGATCCTTTTAATGGCGGGTTTAGGTGTTTTTATTTATGTTAATTTTTTAAGAAAGAGTCTGAATCTTGATTTAATTAAAGCGGAAACTAATAATAAAGAATATTATGTCCGTAGATTACCAAATAAACAAGAAGCAGCAGATAAATTGGGTACTTTAAGTATTAAATTAAGTGGTCTAATAGATCATTGCGAGAAAAAAGAAACAAAAAAAGAAGAAATAGAGAGATTATCTAAAAATTTTAATGCCGAAATAATTACAGAAAACATACCCGGTTCTAGATTCGTTGCTTACTCTGTAAATAAAGGGGATGAATTATCTATATGTATTAGAGAGAAAAATACCGAAAAATTTATAGAGGATAATACAGTTATATTCGTAGCTGTACATGAGATGGCTCATATTATGACGAAAGAAACAGGGCATCCACCCGAATTCTGGGATAATATGAAATATTTATTGGAAAATGCTCAAGAAATGGGTATTTATATTCCCAAAGATTACTCTAAGGAACCAGTTGATTATTGCGGACAAGAAATTAATAGCACACCTATGGACCTTTAGACCTCTGATCCGTGGATCTTTTAAATTAATATTTTATTAAAAATATATATCTTTAATATATATGAAAGATCTTATATGTGAACCATCCCATACAGATTTTACTATTTATAGACACAAGGATATAGATAGTAAAACTCAATTAAAATTAAATTATCCTATTTACAAGGAAGATACAATTGAAACTGTATTAAATAAATTGGCAGTATCTGTAAATGATACATTAAATTCCGATCATATCTTCGCTTTTATAAATTACCCTCAATATGATAATGAAGATATAAGGGAACTAGAGAAAAAAATAATACCGAATGACAACTTTAGAAGTTTTATAAAAGAAAATTTCCCCGACTTTAAAAATTTAAATAAATATAAAACATTCATAAAGAAAAATAAAGAATATTTAAATAGTGGTAAAGATTTCCCAAGAAAAAATTGGAACACATGGTTCGTTGATTACGCCCATTCAAAATATACAGAGGGGTTAGATAAATTAGAAAAAAAAGAGATAGAAAAAGATCTCTTTAAAAATATAAAACCATTGAGTCATAATGTAGATGATATTTCATTGGATATTTTCCAAGATAAAGGATTAGATTATAATATTATAAATAAAGACAAAACTATAAAATATTTCGATGTAATAGATCTTCTAAATCATACACTTGTAAATGATAATTATGATAAATTATCAATTCATTTAGTTACACTCGACGATTATATAAAATTTATTAAAAAAAATTACGAATTTACGAATGAAGAAATATTTAAGGGATTAGTGAGAAAATATTTCCCCGATTCTAGATTGGTTGATATGGATAATAATAAAAATCATATATCAGAGTTAAAAAAACTCCAAAAATCAATTAATTACCGATTAATATTGGATAAAGAAAAAAATGAAAAAATAAATGAAGTCCCGGATCCACTAACTTATAAAAAAATTTATCCAATACTCATGGTTTACAGTAATAATAATGAAAATAATGTAATAAATATCAAGAGAATGTTTAAAGAAATTAAATTATGCGATAAATATCCATTCTCCAAACTCTATATGGATACATATAAAGATTCCTATTATAAAGTTTTAAGGGAATCAATTGATGAAGAAGAGATTCTAGAGAGCACTTTTTTAAAACTAACGAAAAAAATCTATGTACCTAATTCCCTGAGAGTTCCGAATTCTCTTTCTGTTAAAAATACATTCGCTTTAGTCATAAATCTAAAAAAATACGAAGAATTAAATTATGATTATTATGTTACTATATTTTTTCATACGAATGGAAAAATTGAGATAGTTTATGAATTTAATAAGAGTTTCGATCGAAATATTGATGGCAGTGTTAATACTATTAATAAATTATGCCTGAAAATTATTAATGATATAAATAAAGATAATAAGTTTTCATCTGATGAAAAGAAATTTAAAGGACCTTGTATTTTTAATAAGATTAATACCGAATTATATTATCCGATAAATATATTTAATAAGAATATTTTAATCAATATATTTACGAAATTTTATGATAAATGTTGTATTATTGATTCGAAAGATAATTTACATTTGATTTATAATAAGACCGAAAATTTTCATAATAGAAAGTATATTTATCCTTATATTTATAATTTATCGAAAATAAAAGAAAAAGGAGAGATATTGCAATTTATTCAATATAGATTCTTATGTAATAGAGAAAAATCACAAGAATATTTGGATAATTATTATCAGGCTAAGGAACAACATACTCTGGGAAATGTAATGAATGATAATATAGTTTCTATCATAATTGAGAATCGTAGTAATTCACTTATCGCCAGGGTAATAGGATGCGATAATCCGAATGAATTTAGTAATATAACATATTTTTTAAATCGTATAATGAAAATTTATGAAAATAAATTACACGATAAAAAAGATAAGAAAGAAAAAGAGAAGGGGAAAAAAGAACAAGACAAAATAAATAAAGAAATTAAAAAATATTATTCTTCATATTCAAGTGTTAGGATTTATGAAGAATCAGAAGAATCATCAGAAGAATCATCAGAAGAATCATCCTCAGATTCATCAGAAGAAGAATCATCGGAAGAAGAATCCGAAGAATCTAAAAAAGAAACAATAAAAAAACCAGAAAAGAAAGAAAAAGAAAAAGAAATAAAACCACCGGAGGAAGAAATTAATACAGATGACGAAGAAGCAGTTGAAGCAATAGAAGAAATCTTGGTAGACACAGACGGGGGAGATAAAGGAAAAGAAGGTGATTCCGGTAGTGATTCTGGCAGTGATTCTGGTAGTGATTCTGGCGGTGATTCTGGCAGTGATTCGGATTCAGACGATTTCGGTAAAATTGAATCATCTGATAGTCAGGGAGGGGGTATTTTACAGAGTGGTGGGGGGTATAATAATTTCCGTTATTTTTTAAACAGATTAAAAGAATACGATATTGAATTGATAGAACCAGAGGGGGGATATCCCGGTACAGTTGGTAAATCCGGGCAAAAAAATACTTACGCTAAATCTTGCGGGGCAATACAAGATCTCCAACCAGTTGTATTATATAGAAAAGAATTGGATGAAATTGAAGAAATATACAAGGAAAAAAATAAGGGAAAAAATAAGGAAAAAGACAAATCCGGACCTCCCGTGGAATTGGCCTTTCCCAATCTAGAAGGAGTGGTTTTCCCCGAGGGAGGTGCATTGGCCGTCGACGGACGTGATCCCGAATTCGTAACGGATGAGGGAGGCAATAAGGTACCGAATCCATATGAAAGATTGTATATATGTCCGCGATTCTGGGATAGAAAGCATAATATTCCTCTAAGTCCTAAAGAAGAAGAACATCCTATATTAAAAATACCATATGAATCTAAAAAAGGAGGAAAGCAGTGGAAAGATTATGTATTACCCCATGATTTAACTACCGCAGAATTGAAAGATAATGATTATTTTATATTTGAAAGGAGGGGTCAGATGAAAAATAAGACAATTGAGGAAAGTTATTGGTATAGTAAAGGAACTGATATAAGGGGGGATCCATTACCGAAAAAAGGAACCAAAAATGTAAACCAATATAATGTTATTTTTAAACAGAATTGCCATGCTAAATATTCAATACCCTGTTGTGGGAAGAATCAGATGAAAGATAAATATAACATTGGGGATGAGGTAAATATTTTTATGAAGAAAATCCTAAAAGGGATAATAAAAAAAAGATACGATAAAGGACCCAATAAAGATAAGTATGATGTAATCGTGGATGGAAAGGAAAAAATGTATCATGTGAGTAAATTAAAAAAAATAACGAAAACGACTAAAAAAACTAAAACAATACCAACAAGAGAAATAAATGCTATTGATATAACCGATGATTCTAATTTTTCTTCTACTAAAATATTCCCACTGAATCATAATAAGGGTGGTTTCATTAAAGACAAAATAATTGATTTCTTGAATATTCAACATAAGATTAATGAAGATTGGGGGGGTATTTATAGAGTAGGTAATAAAGATAATAAATTATTTTCGGTATTATCTTCTGTCGCGAATTGTAATGTAGATGAATTTAAACAGAACTTAAAGAATGACATAAATAAATATAAGGATTATGGAAATTTATCCAATATAATTCTTAAATTCATGGATTCAGATAAAAAATTAACCAAAAATACAACAGAAGAAAGGGTTAAAAACTCCAAGGAAAATATTGAATCTTATATTAATTCCGATAATCATGATAGTAGATTTATATCTTCAATTATAAGAGAAATTACAAGGGATCCGGATAATAAAACATTCAATCATTTAACTAATATCAATGTAGTTGTCCTTGAAGATAAAGAAAATATAATAGAAATGAAAACAAATATATTACCCTTCGACTTTAATAAAGATGATAGATATATATTATTATATGAAAAAGAAGAAAAATACGAATTAATCATATTACGGAAAGAGATAAATGATAATTCGTCTATAATATATGCGAACCGAAAGGAAGAAGAAGATGCGGAAGGTTCCGAGAAGATAAAAAATAAGAATGCCGAAATGGATGATGTTAGGATTTTAGAATATTCAACTAATTTAAAAATAAAAGAAAAATCTATTGTATTCGTCCCTGAAAAAAATCGGGTGGGATATATACATGAAATCATAGATGCTTTAATAAATCCTTATAAACTGAGATATCCGAAAGATAAATATCCCCCCGATTGGAAGAATAAAAAAGAACAACCGACCAAGGATGAATTTATTGCGACTTCTCTTAATAATCTTATTATTGATAAATTAATTGAACATTCAGATAAAAAAATCCTTGTCGGGGATTCAGAATTCCCCGATTACGGAACTATTAAAGAAATTATGAAAAGTATGAGGAGTTTGAAATTTACCAAGAATTATTATGATATAACTCGTAGAATAACTCATGTGGGTTATAAAAAAGAAGGTAAAGAAGAATATTGTATTCCTATTAAACCTGAACAATTTATTGAGGGAATTGATTCGGTTAGCAATAAAGAAATGCCTTCGGTAAAATATGAATTAATAATAGAAGTATTGAAATCAATTGATAAAAAAATAGATGATTCTAAATTTATTAAATATATAGAAAATCATACAAAAACTAATGGTTATATAGTATTTAATAATGCTTGTTACATCAGAATAAACGAAAAAGAAGGTGAAAATTATTCTAATTTAGTTCATTTAGATGAAAATATTATTCCCAAAGAAATAGAAGACAAGAGAGAAAAATACATAAAAGAATATTTTGAAAAACAAGAAAACAAGGATAAAAATAATATATTCTTAATAATGTATATAAGAAGATTTAAGAATAAAAGAAAAGAGATAACTAATATATTAAATAATGAAGTAATGCTTGATATAGATAAAAGAATAAAAATTTACGACATATTAAAAAAATGCAAGGAGATAAAAGATAAGAAAAATATTTATGAATTTATTGAATTATTATTGATTAATGGTTATGATAATTTATACTACTTATTGATTAATAATTTAACATTAAACGAACTAACAGAAGAAACTCTGTCCAATGAACAATGTATTGAATGTGTATTCAAATATTTTCAGATAATTAATAAGGAATATAAGTATCTATTCATTAAAGAAGGTGGGGGTGAATATACCCGAAAGGGTGTGGTTTCATATGAATGTTCTTTTTAGATTTATCTCCGACGTTTATTCTTTTTCATTGTTATTCTTTTAGTTTTTTTAGTTTTTTTAGTTTTTTTAGTTTTTTTAGTGGTATTAGATTTTTCTAATAATTCATCTATTTTCTTGAAAACACATTTTTTAATACTTTTATTATTTTCAACAATCCTTCGTGTATCTCCAACTAGTTTCACGATTGGTTGCGACCATTCCTTTTTATCTGTACACAATGTTCTAACCGATTCTACCTCCGTTAAAGTCCACGCTTTCGGTGAAATAAAATAATGAAGAGGTCCGTTACCATATTTATTCTTAATAGCATTTAATAATATCATATTTTTCATATTATACCCTCTCTGTAAAATAGCTTGAGCTGCTAAGTGTTGGGTTAAATATTGCGGATTATCAATATATTGCATATCAATTCCTTCTTCTACAACTTTATTTATGTAATCGTTTACGTCATCATATTTTTTTAATTTCATAAATTCGTTGTGCCATTCTTTTATGAATTTACTATTTTTAGGACAAGCATAAAACCAATTTTCTATCATAGGATATTTTTTTTCGTATTTTTTTTTACTAAATTGTGGATTAAAATAACCTATAAAATCGGTTGTTTTCTTGATACCTATTTTATGAAACCATTCATCGAAAGAACAGGTTGAAAAAGAAGAACCATCAATCCATATTCCCCCATATTTCCTTAATACACATATCCTTATAAAATCAGAATATTTCTGAATACTATCTTTCGCTATTTTAATCTTATCGAAATTAATATTGGGGATTAACTCCTTAATGTTCCGTTTATTTATCACCGTAATTTTATAATCGGGATTGAAATGTTTCCATGTATCCAATGATATTTTAACTGTATCGGGTAAATCGTTTGAATCCCAGAAACACCATATGCATTTCGGTATATGATGTTTATTCATAAACTATAATTAAATAAATATTTAAATTTTAATAAAAGACTATAAACTATAACCAGCAGATCTTATTATATTTTTATTTGCTGGATCATTTAACCAACTATATCTATTGTAATCTACTCTTTTCGTTACAACTCCCGGGGCGAAATGTGGTACATTTATTTCTGAAGTAGTGGTATTATTATTTAGATAACAGTTCTTATCTGTATTATCATTTTCATTCTTTATGCCGTATTTATCCCATTCTAATTTATATTTATCGCAGAATGTTTTACTTTTAATCATATGTTGATTTTCGGGTAAATACATATCTAAATAACCATTTAATCCTTTATTTTCTAAATCTTTATACGAATTCTGCGATATATTTGATGGTATGTATGAATTTTTCAGACTATTTAATGTAAGGACTTCCGTAAGATCTTCCTTGGAATACTCTAAGTTGGTATCATCCACACCTATAACTTTGAATGATTGTGAATAATAATTATCAAAGATCTTAGATAAATCTTCGTGAAACATATTGGAATCGAATAAGATGCCTATTGAGTTGAATTTAACATCATACTTATTAATAAGAGTTGAATTTGATCCAGATTGAACATGTAAATAATTTAAGTATATTTCCGAATCTACGATAACAATATCCGTAATTAAACGAATAGTGTAATAATTTTTAATATCATAAATGAAAAAATCAACTATATATCTCTGATTACCCTTGCGATCAATTAAACAATAAACATTTTCTATCTTTTTAATAAAATAACTATTCTCTGAAATTTTATTAATAGTTCCAATCATATCTTTAACAAGATAAGTTATTTTCTGATTTAAATCTTGATCTATAGTATTCTTATTGTAAATATATTGATTACAAGAACCCGATAATTTTATTTTAGAACCACTTGATATGCTATTGAATATCTTTAATAAACGGTGTTCGGGTTTAACGAACCCTAGGTTAGTAGCATTTCTTAACGGAGTATTTTCTTCATAAAAAATCTCATTATTTATTTCACCCTTATATTTGAATTTCTCCCATAGTATGTATAATACAACTAATCCTATTAGTAGATAAAGGTAATTCATTTAATATATTATATTATATAAATTATTTATTTTCCGATAATATCAATTTACTTTTATTATTTTCAAGGATATTGCTTATGAAATCGTATGCTGTATTCAATTGATCGTATGATTGACCTCCCGTAATAATAATTTTACCACTATTGAATACGGCTACTGTTATCTTTTTACATAATCCATCTTTCCCTTTCCCATTACATCTTCCTTCACAATTACATATTCCTGTATCTTGTTTTTCTTTATTATAATAATATTTAATATTAACTCCAGGGTAAATTGTGGGTTCAAATGATGAATAATAACCTTTATCGGTCACGAATCTATGTAGTATTTCTCTTTTTATTTTAAAACCACAATCGAAATCTGTATTTATCATTGCTATCTTGTTATTCAGAGGATTAAAATCTAGATCCGTTACAATATTTACTAGGGTATCTTTTTCTATATTTTTAATTTTCGCTATAAGTTTATTTAAGGTATTGATGCCTTGTTTTTCATTTTTTACTCCTGTCATCTGAATCTTTCCATTATTGAATATTTTTACATTTACAATCTTTTCTTCAAATATATGAGCAGTAATCTGATTATAAAAGAATTTCTTTTTTTCACTTTTACGACTTTTAGAGGATTTCGTTGATTTTTCGCCCTTATGATTAAGGGCACCATATTCAATATATTTTAAAACATCATCTATATTCATCGCACCGAATAATTTATTAAGATCTATTAATGTATTTAAATTTGATATATATGTCATCGTAGAAACTCGCAAATTGGGATTTATCTCCATTGACAATAACTTTATTGAAAATACCTTTAAATTTTATTAAAAAATCAAATTTTTTTCAATATTGTTTCAATGTATTTAGCATATCTTAGAAGTTTATTTTTCGTAATGCAGTAATAGATATATTGGATGATTACATCCAATTTAATATTGGGATTTAATAAACGATAGTGAACATATAAAATAGACCAGGTTACGCAATATCCACGTCTAGCATCATATTTCATCTGAAAGCCCTCTTTTTTAAACATCCCCGTAACATCCTTGAAATTATATCCGGGTAATATTTTTTTTATAAATTTTTTAAGATATATGACCTTCTGGAAATAAGCACCTTTAATCCCCTCCAATGTACTATCTTCATCTTTGTAACCATGGGGTTCAAATAATTCTATATTTTTATTTACATTATCTATTAATAATATGTTCGCATGAGAAAATGTTAATAATTGAACATTAAATGTAACCGCGATAAAATGAGTATCTTTCTTTTTTTTAATTTTTTCGGTGAATTTTTCCAATGATGAATATAAAGATATAATTTTATGCGTTTCTATATCATATTCAATCGTTAAATTATTATGTGTATATACATTATTTAAACTTTTAGAGATTTTAGACAGAAAATTAGATATATTATCTAATCTCTGATAGTGATAATCAACGAATCCAGAACTTTCAACTGTCCCCTTGTTTTCTTTTTTATCCAACGGGACATCAACTATATTATATTTTTTTTTTAGTCTTTTATGAATTAAAATATTTTCTGTTATCTTTGAAGCCGATCTTTTTAAAGACTTTTTAAATCTTTTAAAAGATCGCCTTAAAGATCTTTTAAAGGATCTCTTGTTAGACTTTTTAGATTTTCTATTCTTAGTCATTCTAATTAAGAATAGATTTTAAAATGAAATTATTAAATAATTACAATTGGATTAATTTAATCCATTGCGGACATCGGTTCCATCATATCCTTGGCCTTGGACAATAGTTCACCCTCCTCCCTTCTTTTTTCTTGTTGCCTCCTTTCTTCTATTAATTCCTCAATAGCTTGAGTTGCTGTAGTAATAAAATGTTTTTTCATATTTTTTTTCTTTCGCTTATGTCTCCTCTGGGCATGACAGGTTTAGTGGCCATTTTAAGAGCTATCTGATCTATTGATATACCTTGCTCTTTCCTTTTTAGACCTCATTCTGTTAGACCGCATATTATATATCTAATAAAATTAATTTAAGAAATCTCAATAGAATTGTCATTAATATTGCCAATATCTTCGATGCCATCATCCTCATCCGAATCATCCTCGTCGTCGCTGTATTCATATTCTAAACCCCGACTAACCCGATCCTTATTTACATCATCTTCGGGGCAGAAAGAGAATGTGATATCCTCCATTGCATCTCTCAGACGATCTCTGTCCATGTTAAAGAAATAACGAGCCCTAATCATCTTCAATATACATTCTTTCATATCATCATATTCACCGATGATAATATTATTTTCTTGAATAAATCTTATAATGCTTTCGTGCATATTTTCAACTGAAACAATCTTAATACTATCGGGGTCCATTTTATAAATTTAAAATAAAATTTATTTTAAATATTTAACGCGTCAAAATATTCAGGGGAAATCCGATATTTAAAATATTAAGTAGATTACTATTAAAATGAATCTTGATGATTTAGAAAAAAAACTTAATTCTTTTTCCGAAGAATTAAAAAGAGATCCTATAAAAGAAATTACAGAGAATCTTTTAAAACGAAATCTTGATCCGGGAGAGAGAATAGAAATTGAAAATATTCATTATTCCGATGAATCTAAACATGAAAAAATATACCAGCAGAAAAACAGAGAATATAAACAATTAATAAGTAATTTTTCGGATGCTTATTTAGAAATTTCTGATTTTTATGTTGGACCAGAATTACCGAGAGAAAATTATTTACAATCTAAAGAAGAGGTTAAAACTTTATATTTAATGTTCGCTTTCTACGCTTTAGCAGAACCTTATATCGAAGCATATGATAAAAAATTTAATTAATAGATAAATCTTCTAAATAAATTATGTACTGGATTATCGGATTTTTTATTGGTTTCTATATGTTTCCTTAAATCGTTAAAAGATTTCATGTGTCTTTTACTCAGATAAATATCATATAGGGTCATTTTTTCTCTTGTAATATAGCATAAATATGCTACCACGAATAATGATGAAAATAATAAATTCCCTTTCACACTAAAAAACATCTGGAATAAGAATAAAGGAATAAAATGAAATAATATATGTGCTACAAGGAAACTAAACTCGTAATAAGTCTTATTAACTATTAACTGATAAAAAACAATAGCTAAATAACCATAGGCTATCAATAATAAAAGATATGTTGGATTAATTACCGTAATAAATTTATTACAGGGTAATATATTCCTTAAAATTATCCAGATAAATGTGTATTCTAAAGTCCAGAAGGTTAACCATTTAGAATTCATTATGAACATTATTATAAGATCTCTTATATTAATTTAACCTATTAATAATATCAGAGATATTATCTTAACCAATCTTCTAAACTTTTCATCTGCCCTATAATACCTGAAGAAACGCTATGATTAACATTATCTTGACTTAATAATTTTATATTAGGATTCTTTTTTTTAAGTTTCATATATGTTTTTTTAGCGAAAGTATAAAAAATTGTTTTATCATTTTTACCATGACATACCCATATTTTTTGTCTTTTAGAGAAATCTTTTAATGATCTAGTTATTACATGACCTTTAAATCCAATTATGCCACCAATCTTTTTATTGTAAGTTATACCTGCGTCTATCGCGATACAGCATCCTTGAGACATCCCTAATAAAAAAACTTTAGAAGGATCTCCTATATAGTTTATTTCTTTATCTAATAATTTATGAATCTTTCCTCTTGTCTGTAATAATTGTTCTTCGTTTATTTCGGGTTCTTTTTCACAATGAGGAGTTAAATAATCATACCAAGAATTAAATTTGTTATTTTTAAAAATTGTAGATGATCTTTTAGGTGCTTGTGGTAGAACGAATTTAAAATTATATTGAGGAAATGATTTTTTAAATTTATCACAATAATATTTCATATCTGAAGAATTCATAGAAAAACCATGTAAAAAAATAATTGTATGAGTGTATTTCATTAATTTAATATAGATTATTTATATTATATTTATAATGGGTAATTCACATAGTAATCATAGTAATAGTAATCATAGTAATAGTAATCATAGTAATCATGGTAATCATAACAATGAGTCTGATCCGTGTACGGATAAATTAACAGATTACTTTCAATTTAAAGTTTAAATCAACTTTAGTTTAATATTTAAAATTTTAAGGATATTATAATATACGATGGACTATATTGATATTATAGAATTTATAGAAAAAGAAAGAAAAAAGAGATTATCCGAACTTAAAAGAATTTATAATATTTATTATCCATATTAAATGGAAGCAGTGGAAAGAATAGAAACAAGACTTATGGATAATTTAAAAGATAAATGTAATGAAGATACTCTAAAAATAATGATTGAATCTCTGAAAAATGAGGGTATATTAATTGAGTCAGTGCTCGTCTCAAATTGGTCTGAATCTATCTATGATAATTTATATAGAATTTTATTAATTCGTATGAACTATCAGAAACAGAAAAATGAAAAAAAATTAACAGTAGCAAGATGTTTTTACAGCCTATGCGATGATAAAGATATTTTAGAAGATATTATGAAGAATTTATAGAGGACCAATCATTTAACTCTTCGATTGAATCCGAAATTATCATAGTTTTATCTATAAAAGGTCTCCCAATTGCTATATCGGGGGGTAATTCAAACTGAACAGGACAATCCGTATTTCCCACACATGTTCTTGTCGTATCATCCCACCACAATCCTTGGGGGCACTGATAACCTATATTACACATCATATTACACATCATTGGTTCGGATTGTCCACACATAAGAGGACAACTTGTGCCACATTCGTGCCATACCTGATTACCGCAATCTTGACCCAGGGAGCATTCTTCGTCGCAACACGGGGGGTCTGGGGAGAAACATTCTGCTCCTAGGGGACAACATTGGCAATCACACGAATAACCGAAATCTGTTAATACAATTAGAAGATCGTTTACATCTACGATTGAATCATCGTTGACATCCGATTGTAAATTAGTGGTAGAAAAATCTGACAGAATATTTAAAAGATCTCCTACATCGATTGATCCGTCGCCGTTGGTATCTGAACTACATAAAATACCTTGAGAAAAAACATTCGTAAATAGATTGAACAGAGTGAAAATTTTCGGGAACATATAATATAAATATATAGTATAATATATTTTTAAATGAGTTGTCCTATTATACAAAAAATAAAACCTACATTGGATAAATTATTCGGTTTACCTAATGAAGGTATTCATTCATATAAGATATATGGTATCTCGTATTTAGATTTCGGTGTAACCATGATTGGGGCTTACATTATACAAAAAATATTTTTAAGAGATACAAGTTATTCTTATGTATTATTGGGATTATTTCTATTGGGTATAGCCGTGCATCGTGTGTTGAATGTTAGAACGAGACTGGATAAGATATTATTTCCTAATCCCACCTTGACCCGACGAACCTATACATACGAGAAAACCCCCGAAAATCATTAAACCTAGGAGAATACTTAAGAAATCATAATCATCAGATTTATCCGGATAATATTCTTCATATGAATATTTAAGGTCTATCATTAGATTCAGACCCTTTTCACAATTTGTCCCCGAAGTGTCTTCCTTCGGTACCAAGATATTCATATTTTCAGAGTTTACTCTCAATTGTCCGATTGTTTCTTGATTATTTCCCTGTGTAAATGTTCCTCTTATTGTTTTGTCGCAACCAATATTGAATCCAGGACAACAACCATACTGACCACAATCGGTAGTCATATTCCCATAATGTTTATTGTATTCTGTGATAAGATATCCCAATGAAGGACAATTTGATTTAACACTGTCGTGTGGTAGAATCCTATATCTGCTTAATTTATAAGAGTCATATTCTACTCTTGACCCCTTTATCTTACAATCCATATAAATTTCACAGCAACCGTATTGTTCTTCTTCACATGTCTTATGATTATAATTATTATTATGATAACGTACAGATCCCTCTATATTTGACCCCATCCAGCCGCCACTCATATTATACATTAGGGCGGCGAATAAGGACACTAAAGATACAATTAAGAGAATGGCACCACAGCAGGTCAGTGGCCATGATATCTCTGGACCACATTTCTTAGTTACTTCTTTAACTTCTTCGCTTACCTCTTCGCCCAGTTCTTTATCTTCTTGATTAACTTCTTGGAATGTCACCTTTCTCTGGTTTTCAATGTCACTCATTTATCCAGGTGTCTCGTTTTGTTGTTATTTATTTTATTACATCACCTTCAATACT